GGCATTAAGACTGAGATGGCAGAGTCGTTCTTCAACGGTCTAAAAGGTCTCTTCATGGAGCACAATTTCAGTGTTCCTGAAGAAAAATTCAACCTGCTCGATGGTATGGCAGGTGAATTAGATGATATGGAAGCTAAACTCAACGAGCAAATCGACGCCAATGTATCTTTGAATAAGAGAATTGGCGAGTTTGTCAAAATGGAGATTGTGAACGAATGCGCTGCGGGTCTTGCAGAAACGCAGAAGGAGAAGCTTGCTTCTCTCGCAGAGGGTGTTGAGTTTGAAACTGAAGAAGACTTTAGAAATAAAGTCAATACGATCAAGGAATCCTACTTCACTAGAAAGGCTGAACTTGCAGAAACTGCAAGCGACCCCACTGAGGAAGCATCGGAACCCCTTGTCGAAGAAACCAACAGCACCACGATGTCGAAGTACGTCGATGCGTTAGCTCGCTGGTCCAAATAATTGTTAACTAATCACTTTAATCGGAGTACAAAATGTCTTTAAGAAACCTCCAGGAGAAGTGGGCACCCGTTCTGAATCACGAGTCTCTGCCTGAGATTACCGATTCCCATAAGAAAGGCGTAGTCGCACAACTCCTCGAAAACCAAGAAAGAGCACAAGCAGAAGAAGGTCAGATCCTGACTGAAACTCTGCAAACAACTGGTTACACTGGTAGCGATACTGCTACTGGCGCTACCGCTGGTTTCGACCCTGTTCTGATCTCTCTGATCAGACGTTCAATGCCTCAACTGATCGCTTACGATATCGCAGGCGTTCAACCTATGACTGGTCCTACTGGACTGATCTTCGCAATGCGTACCAACTATGGTTCCGAGCGTAGACCTGCACAGTCTGGTTACGACGAAGCATTCTTCAACGAGCCTAACGCTGGTTTCTCTGGTGGTGGCGGCACCTCCTACGATCCTGGCGCTTCTAGCTCTGCTAACAACGATGCAGAAGGCACCAACCCTGGTCTCCTCAACGATTCCCCCGCTGGAACCTATGAGCAGACTGCAGATGCAACTGGCATGACCACTGCAACCGTTGAAGGTCTGGATGATGCTACTAGCGGATCCGAGTTCCGTGAGATGGGTTTCTCGATCGAGAAGGTCACCGTCACAGCAAGAGCTCGTGCGCTGAAAGCTGAGTACAGCATCGAACTCGCACAAGACCTGAAGGCGATTCATGGTCTGGATGCTGAGCAAGAGCTGTCCAACATTCTCAGCACTGAGATCCTGGCAGAAATCAACAGAGAAGTTGTTAGAACTATCTACACAAACGCTGTTGCTGGTGCTCAGAACAATACCGCTAACGCTGGTATCTTCGACCTCGACGTTGACTCCAATGGTCGTTGGTCTGTTGAGAAGTTCAAGGGTCTTCTGTTCCAGATCGAAAGAGATGCAAACGCAATCGGTCAGCAAACTCGTCGCGGGAAGGGCAACATCCTGATCGCTTCTGCTGATGTTGTTTCTGCACTCGGTATGGCAGGCGTTCTTGACTATGCACCTGCTCTGGGTGGTAACAATGGTCTCGTCCCTGACGATACTTCCTCCACTCTGGTTGGTACACTCAACGGTCGCATCAAGGTCTACGTTGATCCTTACTCTGCAAACGTTGCTGATAAGCACTACTACGTTGCAGGTTATAAGGGTACTTCTCCTTATGATGCTGGTCTGTTCTACTGCCCTTACGTCCCTCTCCAGCAGGTTCGTGCAATCAACCCCAACACCTTCCAGCCCAAGATCGGCTTCAAGACTCGCTACGGCATGGTCTCGAACCCCTTCGCACAAGGTCTGACTCAAGGTTCTGGCGCTCTGACTGCAAACAGCAACCGCTACTACAGACGTGTACAGGTCGCAAACCTCATGTGATCCTGATGGTTGCTACTTTCGCAGGTATCACAGGAAGCACTGCTGCTGAAGCAAAACCTAGAATGTTCCATTCCAATCCTGGTGGTGGATTCTCCATTCACACTCCAAGGAAACGCTGTACATTCAAACGTCCATGTTCACGAATGCCTGAACTTCCTGATTTTGGTACTCCAATGCCTAGGGGTGGTCTTCGCCGCTGACACGTTTACATAACTTTGTATGGTGATGTGTAGTGATGTATACAGAAAATACAAGTTGTTGCTGGGGACAAAGTACCTATCGTTTTTGTCAGCATTTGCTTATAAGTAGTAGTAGAATTAAGTGAGGTGGAAAAATGAACCCTAACCCTTTCTATATTATTGTTCCCAGTTACAGAGGTGACTATGCACAACATAACCTCACGCAATCAATTAGATGAATGGCGTCATTTTGAAGATACTATCGATGAGATGGACATCGAAACTCAGAAACAGAATGACTACTATGAGTGTTTAATTGAATGCGAAATCACACACCAAAATTCTTGCAAACGAATATGTAAGGAGGTCCTTATGGCCTAAATAAAGTTACCGTGTGAAGGAAGTGTCGGGGGTTTTAGGACCCCCGCTTTTTTTATGCTAAATAATTTTATAACTCTGAACCTTACATCATGGATTATAAACCATATTCACCAGAGTGGCATCGTAAAAGATTTTTGAAAGAAGCTTTGGATTTATATTTTGACAACTATGTGTCAAATGAAATTATCCGTGAAGACATTCTCAGTTGCCTCTCTGAAAGATCTGATTCTGCATATGCAGAATGGAACAAAATTGAGGAACTGACTGAGATGTTGGAATCTAAATAACACTGTATCTGGTGTAAATTTTTATGCTTTCTACTGCATATCGCCTTCGACTTGAATCCATCTGTCGTTGCATTGCTAATAAAGAGTATGTCCCTATCGAAGATATGATTTGGGCAGAAAAATTAGCAAAATCACATACCACTGCTAGAAACTTTATGAATCAAGCACGCCGTCAGGCTGCTCAAGATATCCAAGAAGGTAGCATGGATGATTTTATGAATAGGATGGGACTAGGTGACCCCGACCCATCCAATCACAAAACGGGGTTCACAGGTGCTGATGAAATTGTAGATTGGTTCCAGAGAGATAAACCTGACGACTGGAGACAGCGCGACTAATGGCAAACTGGTATACAGAGCAACTAACTAATAAAAACTTTTTGTCCCCTATCGGGTTTTTATTCATTCTCGATAAAGCAAGTAAGGTTTCATTTCTATGTCAAAAAGTTGACATCCCAACCATTAGTTTGGGAGAAGTTAGTATTCCAACTAGAGGTTTAGTTCCCATCCCTGTTGAAGGAAACATGCGATATGGAGAACTATCTGTTGAGTTTATCGTGGATGAAAACTTAGAAAATTATATGCAGATCCATAATTGGATGCGTGGATTAGGTACACCTCAAGAATTAAAAGAAAGAAAACTTTGGAGAGAATCTAATCAAGATAGTCCTACACAAGATCCTAGATTTTCTGATGCCACTCTGCAAGTATTGAACAATAACAATGTTGCAAATTTTGATGTTGTCTTCAAGGATTTGTTTCCAGTCGAATTGACCACATTGTCATTTGATGTTACAGGTGGCGATAATGAGTTCTTGACAGCATCGGCAACTTTCAAGTATACTTTATATGAGATCAGAAACGTTAATAGTCAAACAAGAAGATGATCGAATGGAAGCAATACATGCTTGACAATTGGGTTCTTGATCCAAAAGAACGAAAACTTTTGGAAGAAGGACCTAAAAGTTTAGCGCAAGCATGGCACTTACAAGCACTTAAGTATCGTTATGAATCTAGAAACCCTACAAGAAATGTGGAAGACTGATTCCAAACTGGATGATGATCTTCATGACAATGATTCTATAGCAATTCCACAACTTCATATGAAGTACATGGAGTTTTATAATACCTATTCGTTGATGAAGAAGGATAGGGAATTAGAAATCAAACGCCTTCTAAAAGAAAAATGGTTGTATTACAAAGGGAAGGCACCTTCTTCTGTATATAAAGAGATGCCATTTGATCTCAAACTTACCACTAAGGAAGAGATCACAATGTTTATCGAAGCAGATGAAGACATGCAAAAACTTCAATACAAGGTAGACTACATAGATCAAGTGCTTTTCTTTCTTGATGGTGTTTTGCGTATGATTAACTCTCGCACTTACCATATCAAAAATGCTATTGAGTGGAAGAGGTTTCAAAATGGTTTCTAATGAATTACGGACTATACTATAAGGAAGTTGTTTTCAATCGCCGTGCAATGGAGATTGTCAATAGAATAATCTCAGCAAATTATAAATGGTCTCAAGGAAATATTCATAACGGCATTCAATCGAATAGAAGTTCACAGATAGCATGGGTGGGGGATAAAGAACTCCTATCCATGCTTTTGCGTATGGTGAAACAAATTAATCGTCAAGCACATTGGAACTTGAATATCACTGGTATGGAAGCAGTGCAATATGGTAAGTATGGAACTGGAGATTTTTATGACTGGCATGTGGATCAACATCCAAAACCTGTCAGGGGTTTGGTAAGAAAGATTAGTATGACTATGTTCTTGAATGATCAGTACGAAGGAGGCGAGTTTGATTTGGAGATATATAAACCAGAGACAGATCCAAGATACGCAACCTTCAAGTTGAAATCTGGATCTGCCATTTTTTTCCAAAGTGATCAATGGCATAGGGTACGCCCTATCATCTCTGGAACTCGTGAATCTTTAGTGGCGTGGTTTTATGGACCTCCTTATTCGTAAAAAGAATGAAGTTTATTTAAAAGTAGATGCAGAACCAGGATTAAATTATGAACTAGCAGACTTCTTTACCTTTGAAATTGAGTCTGCAAAGTATATGCAGAAGACTCGACGTTACAAAGGTTGGGATGGAAAGATTCGTTTATACTCACCAGCAACAGGTGAGATATATTGTGGTCTCATTGATTATCTTTTAGATTGGGCGGATGAGAAAGGATACAAATATAAAATGGAAGACTGCGAATACTTCGGTCATCCATTAGAAAGAAATGATATGATTACCCCACAAGGTGTGGCAGGGTTTGTGAAATCCCTTCGTCTGCCATTTCCTGTTAGGGACTATCAATACAAAGCAATATACGAGGCACTAAAATATAATAGACGTTTGCTGTTATCTCCAACAGCGTCAGGCAAGTCTCTAATGATCTATGCATTAGTACGTTATCATAGAAATGCAAACAGAGATGTCTTAATTGTTGTACCTACCACTTCTTTGGTGGAGCAGATGTACAAAGACTTTGAAGAATATGGATGGATGGCGACCAAAGATTGCCACAAAATATATGCGGGGGCAGAAAAATATACGAACCATGGCGTAGTAATTACCACTTGGCAATCTATTTACAAGGAACCGCGTAAGTGGTTTGACAGGTTTGATGTCGTGATCGGTGACGAGGCGCACCTTTTCAAAGCTAAATCTCTGACTTCTCTTATGAGTAAGTTGCATGAGTGTAAGTATAGAATTGGATTTACAGGTACACTTGATGGTGCCAATGTCAACCAGTTAGTTCTGGAAGGTGTTTTTGGTAGATGTTCTCAAGTTACAAAAACTAATCAATTAATGGCAGCAGGTCATGTTGCCAAACTCAAAGTAAAGATTGTGTTGTTGAAGCACGAAGAGAAATTGTTTGAGGGGTATCAGGATGAGATTGGATACCTTGTAGAGCATGAAGGTAGGAATAGATTCATTCGTAATCTTGCGCGAGATCTCAAAGGAAACACACTTGTCCTCTTCAATTATGTAGAACGTCACGGACAACCACTTTACGACTTGATAAATAGTGGTACTGGGAGACCAGTATATTTTGTTCATGGCGGAGTAGATGTTGATGATAGGGAAGAAACCCGCAGGTTGACTGAGATTTCGGATAATGCAATCATTATTGCATCCTATGGAACTTTCTCTACTGGTATCAATATTAAAAACTTACATAACGTTATTTTCGCTAGTCCTTCTAAGTCCAGAGTTCGCAACCTACAATCCATCGGTCGTGTACTAAGGAAAGGCGAGAATAAATCACAAGCAACATTATATGATATTGCGGATGACATCTCCACTGACAGGGGTAATAACTATACCCTTAATCATTTGATGGAGAGAGTTAAGATATACAATCAAGAAAAATTTCAGTATGAAATCATAGATGTAAAATTAAAGGCTTATGATTAACTACGCAAAACACGACGAAGAGTTCTACGGGATTTTCAAACTAGTTTCTGGTGAGGAAGTCCTTGGTAAAGCTGTAATTACAGATGATGAGAATGAAACTTTAGTATTCATTCAAGACCCAGTAGCGGTTCAAGTAATTACTAAAGAGATTGATGAACAAAAGGTTGCTCGTGGCATGGGATTCGCGCCATGGATGCAGATGTCTGATGAAGATTTCTTTATCATAAGAGAGAAGGATATTATTGCCGTCGCCTCTATGAAAAAAGAAATGATTATCCTCTATGAAGCATATCTCTTAGGAGAAGGCGGCATGGATAAAAAGAAAAAAGAAACTCACCTAGAACTAGATCAAAGCATGGGGTATCTAGGTAGTATCGACAACGCCAGATCTTTATTTGAAAAGATCTATAGAAGCTAGAATATCTCTGAACCCTTGACATGGTTATTCTATCGAGACTTGACGTTTTTGTCAAGTGTGTTATAATGTACACAAAGCAAAAGTTATATGAAAAAACTTTCTCCGAAAAAGAAACAGCACTATGTAGATAACAAACAGTTCCTTGAAGCTATTGTAAAGTACAAGGAAGAGGTAACTTATGCTGCGGAGAATAGTCTGCCGAAACCTCGTGTGAATAATTACATTGGAGGTTGTTTTCTAAAGATCGCTACGCATTTATCTTATAGACCAAATTTTATTAATTACATGTACAAAGATGACATGGTATGTGATGGCATTGAAAATTGTATTCAATATATTGACAACTTTGATCCTGCTAAGTCAAAGAATCCATTTGCGTATTTTACACAGATTGTATACTATGCTTTCCTCAGGCGTATCGCCAAGGAAAAAAGGCAGATGGATATCAAGGATAAGATCCTTGAGAAGTCTGGATATGATCATGTATTCAGTGTTGACGGCGACGGCGGATCGGAGTATAATCAGATTAAGTCCCGTGTCGAAATGAATTCTAAACGATGAGTGGTATTCCATTACTACACACACCAGACACTTTCAATCCCAATCGCCCTGGACCAGTTTACGATTTTACAGATGCTCCTTCTGATGTTAGAAGCATCATTCATTGTATTAACTTTTTAGGCGACGATTTGGTAGGTGCTGAAATCGGTGTGTGCAAAGGGTTCAGTTTTATGACCCTTTTACATAATTGTTCTATCAAAAAATTGTATGGTGTAGATAGTTATTTGCCATACGATGATTATCTAATTGAAAAATATGATGGGGTAACTGCTAATTATTCTATTGATGAGAAACAGATTAAGTATAATAGGGCAGTATGTTATAATAATATAGAGTATTCAGGACACAAAGATAAAGTAATCTTTCTCGAAAAAGATTCAAACGATGCAGCAAATGATATTGAAGATGCATCATTAGATTTTATCTTTATCGATACTTACATGACTTATGAACAAGCATGTCAAGATATTGAAACCTGGTATCCTAAAGTTAAACCTGGTGGTATTTTTGCTGGACATGATTACAGATGTCCTGTAATTGAACAGGTGATTACTAACTTTAGAAAGAAGAATAGTATTGATAATAGAATGAGTATTTTTGACAACACCTTTATTTGGTACAAATGAAAGTCCTTCTAATTACTGATCAGCACTTTGGTGTTCGTAATGACAATGTTCACTTTATTGAGCATTATAAAAAATTTTATAGTGAGGTAGTATTACCTTTCATTGATACCCATAGTATTGATACTATCATCTGTTTAGGTGATACGTTTGACAAACGTCGTTCTATCAATTTCATGTCGCTGGAATCAGCGAAAGAAATGTGGTTTGGTCCTCTTGAAGAGAGAGGAGTTCGTATGCACATGCTAGTAGGTAATCATGATATTTACTACAAGAACACTTTACGAATTAACGCCCCAAGTGAGTTACTTGGAGAATATGGGAACATCAGTGTCTATGATAGACCTACTACCATTGATGTTGGTGGTGTTTCTATACTTCTTCTGCCTTGGATATGCGACGAAAACTACGATGAATCCTTTAGATCTGTTGCAGAAAGTTCTGCTCCTGTCTGCATGGGGCATCTTGAGCTTAACGGGTTTGAAGCTCATCCTGGTCATGTGATGCACAATGGTATGGATAAGTCATTGTTCAGTAAATTCAAACGAGTTTTTAGTGGTCATTATCACATGAAATCCAAGAAAGATAATGTACACTATCTTGGTAACCCATATCAATTATACTGGAATGATTACGGATGTAAAAGAGGATTTCACGTCTTTAATACAGACACTCTCAAAACTACTTTTTATCGGAATCCCTTTGATGTTTTTCATAAATTGTATTATAATAATGGAGTTAGTATTCCAGAAGGAGACGAACTCAAAGGAGCATTTGTCAAACTGATCGTTGAAGATAAAGGCGATTATGCCAAGTTTGATTATGCAGTAACTCAATTGCAAAACTCGGGTCTCGCTGATCTAAAAATTATTGAAGATCTTAGTGTTGATCTTGAAAATAATAATGCGGTGATGGAATCCGAAGACACAATGACCTTGTTAGATAACTACATAGATGAGATAGACCTAAGGGTCAGTAAAGATAATGTAAAAAGTTTATTGAGATCGTTGTATACAGAAGCAATTGAACTATAATGTTTATCTTAACAGACAAATTATCAGGCGGTATCTACGCAGTTCAGAATCAAGATATGAAAAAGACTGTACATATCTTTGAGGAGAAGGATGATGCTGTACGATATGTTGAGATGCTAAACGCAGATGATTATCCTGATGAATTAGAATTGATGGAAATCGATACTAATGTCGTCGCTATCAACTGCGACAAATATGGTTACAATTATTCTATTGTTAGAAAAGACGATCTTGTTATCCCACCCTCATGATTTTATTTGAAAGTATTCGTTGGAAGAATTTTCTTTCAACAGGTGATCAGTGGACTGAGATTGAACTCACTGAAAGTTCCTCCACTCTTATTGTTGGTGCCAATGGCGCAGGAAAGTCCACCATGCTGGACGCTTTGTGCTTTGCTTTGTTCAACAAACCATTCCGAAAGATCAATCGTGGACAGTTGGTAAACAGTATCAACGAAAAAGGTCTGAAGGTAGAAGTGTGCTTTACTATAGGTCGTGATGAATATCGGGTATTCCGAGGAGCAAAACCCAATGTCTTTGAACTTTACAAGAATAACAAACTGGTTGACCAGGACGCTGCTGCAAAAGACACCCAGAAATATCTGGAGCAGTCAGTCCTCAAACTCAATTTCAAGTCATTCACTCAAGTTGTTATACTCGGATCGTCAACTTTTGTCCCCTTCATGCAACTGCCTGCCGCTCACAGGAGAGAAGTTATTGAAGATCTACTCGACATCAATGTCTTCTCGAACATGAATCAATTGCTGAAGGATAGAGTCCGAGCAGCAACAGAACAGAGTAAAGAATGTCAATACATGTTGAGTCTTGCAAGACAGAAAGTTGATGCACAGCAGAAACTAATTGGAACATTGGTGGAAGTTAATGAGAATAGGCAGGTAGAAAAGAATCATCAATTAGTTGTTAATCAGGATAAAGTAAAAACTTTAAAAGAAAGAATTGAAAAACGAAAGACAGATTTAAAAAATAGAGAGAAAGGTATCTTTGATACTACTGAGTACAATGATATGTTGGACAATCTGAAACAACAGAAGTCTGACTATACAGCAAATCTCAAACGATGTATTAGTGACCATAAGTTTTATACTAAGCATGAGAATTGTCCTTCTTGTGGACAACACATTGATATGGAATTGCGTCAAGCAAAAACAGAATTGCTTGCAGCACAAGGAGTTGAACTAAACAAAGCAGTTCAACATATAGAAACTCAATTGGATGATACTATTGATGTAATTAAAAAGATCAATGAAATTGCACTAGAGTTCAATAATGATAAATCAGAACTCAATAATTGGGGTAGTGAATTAAATCGTTTAGAATCTGAAGCAGTAGAAATCAACAGAAAACTTCTTGAGTTGCAACAGAATACTCCCAACATTGATAGTGAAGAAGAAGTTCTTTTTGCTCTCAATAAAGAGTATATGGATACTCAGAAAGATTGTTCTGAAGTTAGTCGTCAGTTAGATGAGTATAATGTTACTGCAACTTTATTGAAAGACTCTGGTATCAAGCGTCAGATTATCAAGAAATACGTTCCTGTTTTCAATAATCTGATCAATAAATATCTGCATAGCATGGACTTCTTTGTCAACTTTACCCTTGATGAAGAATTCAATGAAGTTATCAAGAGTCGATTTAGAGATGAGTTTTCATACGCTTCCTTCTCGGAAGGTGAGAAGCAGAAGATTGATCTGGCACTATTGTTTACATGGCGTGAAGTTGCTCGCATGAAGAATAGTGTTGCTACAAATCTTTTGATTCTTGATGAAGTTTTTGATAGTTCTCTCGATGCTTCTGGCACTGCTGAACTATTGCAAATTCTTCGTGGTCTTGGAAATGATTCCAATGTTTTTGTTATCAGTCACAAGGGTGAAATTCTTGTGGACAAGTTTCTACGAACAATTAAATTTGAAAAGATAAATGATTTCTCGAAGATGTCAGACGATTCGTAATGCATGGAGAGTCTGGGCAAAGGCATTAGGTGCGAAGGATGGACGAACAAACAGAGAAGCTGATACTATTGCTGGCATACGCACCCTTATTTTTATCGCTTACATGGTTACCAATGTGGCTATCGTTGCCAATGCAGTGAGGCATTGGGACAATAATAAAAGTGTCCACCCTATTGACCATTGCCAATCTGATCTGCTATGATGTATACATCTAAAGAATCCTATGATCAATCAAGAAGTTAAAGGAACCCTCGCCAAACTACTGGCAACCGAAAACCTCAACGTTGAGCATCGTCGGGTCAGCACTGCATCCTTTGATGTTGACAAGCGACTTTTGATTCTTCCTATTTGGAAGACTGCATCCTCTACAGTATATGACCTTCTGGTTGGTCATGAGGTGGGTCATGCTCTCTATACCCCCAACACTGGGTTTGGTGATGCTCCTAAGGCGTTTGTGAACGTCCTAGAGGATGCTCGTATTGAGCGTATGATGAAGGTGACCTATCCTGGTCTTCGTAAATCTTTCTTCAAAGGATACAAAGAACTTTGGGATGATGATTTCTTTGGCGTCAAAGGTGAAGAACTTGACAAACTTCCTTTGATTGATCGTATCAATCTGTATTACAAAGGAAATACTGCTATCCCATTCGCTGATGATGAGATGCAGTTTGTTGATGCTGCAGATGTTACTAATAGTTTTGAAGAAGTTATTGATCTTGCTAAGCGAGTTTATGAATATTCTAAAGTAAAACAAGAACAAAAAGAGCAGCAGTCTCCAGAAAATCTTCCTGAAATTGATATGGAAGGAGAAGGCGACTCTGCCGATGAAGAAGAAAAAGTACAACCAGAATCTTCTGATGAATCTGGTGATGAAGATGGTGAAGATGAACAAGAAGGATGGGATCCTACGGATGAAGACTCTTATAGTGATGATGATCCTGCTCATCTAGATGTTCCTAGTTATGAGAAAGAATACGATGAAACTAAAAGTATCACTGAAGAAGCATTGCGTGATGCACTAGAAACACTGGTTGATGATGATCAGTCTGAGTGGATTTACCTTTCTCTTCCAGATGTTGATGTAGATAAACTTATTACCCCTGCTGCTACGATTCAGGAAGAACTGAACTGCTGGTTTTACGGCAGACCTTTTGAAGAAGAAAGCAGTCAGAATTACTACTTTAGAAATCTAGAGTATGCAATGACTAAGTATGATCAGTACAAGAAAGATTCTAGAAAGACCATCAACTATCTTGTAAAACAATTCGAGATGAAGAAGTCTGCAGACGAGTATCGTCGTGCTGCCACTTCTAAAACTGGTGTAATCAATACTAATAAGTTGCATACTTACCTCTATAATGAGGATATCTTCAAGAAAGTTACTACTATTCCTGAAGGTAAGAACCATGGATTGATCATGCATATTGACTGGTCTGGTTCTATGAGTGATGTACTACTTGATACATTGAAGCAAACTTTCAATCTGGTTTGGTTCTGTAAGAAAGTTGGTATTCCTTTCCGTGTCTATGCATTCCAAGATGGTTATAGTCACTCAAGAGGAGAGGATGAAGAAGAAGTAGTGGCAGTAGAACCAAAGCAAAATCAACTTTCTATTAGTAAGAACTTCAAACTCCTAGAGTTTCTGTCATCTCGTCAGAACGCAAAGTCTTTGGAAAAGTCTATGCAACTAATCTTCCTCCAAGCATTTGCTATGGGTGGATGGAGAATCGGTTCTCATCCTAAGTTTGGTTTGGGCGGTACTCCACTGGTTGATGCTGTTCTTTGTACAAGGAAACTTGTATCTAAACTCAGGAATGTTGAGAAGGTTTCTAAGGTGAATGTGATTTGTCTTACCGATGGTGAGTCCAATCCTATTGCTTACGATATTGAGACTGACTCTGACTATCCTTGGTCAGATGAGTTCCGTCAAAAGTATCTGTGCCATGCATACAGAAGCACTTTCTTCTTGAAAGATCGTGAGACTGGATACACTCGGAAGATTTCTTCAGTTCCTTTTGAAACTACAAAGGAGATTGTATCTTTCTTCCGTGAGATCACAGACTACAACTGGATTGGTATTCGCATCTGCAATAAAAACGAACTGACTAGAATTGTTCGTCACTTTGCATATGATGAATTTGATCAAGTTGATAAGCAGTGGAAGAAAAATCGCTTCGCTTCTTTGAAGAATCAGGTTGGATTTACTGAAGCTTTCTACATGCCTAACCAAGGAATTGGTAGTGGATCTCATGAATTGGAAGTCAAACAGAAAAACGAGGTTGCAACCAAAGCAGAACTACAACGTGCATTCAAAAAGCACATGGGTTCTAAAATGACAAACAAAACAATCCTTAACGCATTCATCGAGCAAATTGCTTGACAGGTGCGTATAAGGAGTGTATACTCAGACAAGTTAACAATTTTACTAAATACAAAAAAATCTTGACTCATGAAAGACTCCTGTAAACGCATGACAGCGGGGCAATTCATCAAAAAACATGGTGATCTGTCCACTGTCTTTAATATGATTGTATCTGACTATTACGGCAACGACATTCAAGCACTAGAAGCAAATATCAAAAATAAAGAAAAGGGTGGAGATCGCGTCATCATCTTTGATAAGATGTTGGAGTGTATCGAATCGGTTAATCCCACCTTTAAGAAGATGCCTAAGGCACAGCAAGACCCTATTCGTAGAGAATATAGTCGTCTGATGTGGGAGCGTCGTCGTAAACTTGTTAATGATTGGAAGTCAAATGAGTCCTATGTTGAACCTCCAGTAAACAACGATTTCTCTGGTCTAGAAGAACTTCTAGTTGAGAATACTGATCAGGATCAGGTCACTTCGATTATCAATGCTGCAAAGCAGAATGATGCTAAGAAAGTTGTGATCGAAGGTGATCGTGTGGAGGTACACTTTTGAAGTGTAAAGTACAACTTTATATTGCTGGAACACTCTTTGATGAGATCGTAGTTGCTAGAGACTACGAACATGCTAAGAAGATTGCACTAGCACGAAATCCAGAAGCAACTATTATGCATGTGACAGCAGTGTTCGATTGAACAACTGTCCTATGACCTGGCACAACGCCAGGTCTTCTGCTATAATATCTGTATAGACAACAAACAAATCCAATGCCTTTCGCTCCAAACCCTGTTACCACTGAACAACTGGTCAATGCTTTGACGGATCTTTATGGTTCAGAAGTTAACACTCCTCAGGTTCGCAGCACTGCAGATTCTCTAAAAGTATCTTACGCTACTGCTTGCAAACGCCTGAAGTCATATAAATCTGGTAAGGGCAAATGGAATCTCACTGCCCAAGAAATCGAACGTGCTTATGAAGCACCTTCTGCACAACCCGCTACCGAAGTCTCTTACGTTCCTGAAAAAGATGATACCTTCGTCCAGTTTGGCAACTATGCTCCTCTTAAAAAGATTGTTCAGTCCAATCGTTTTTATCCAGTCTTCATCACAGGTCTTTCTGGAAACGGCAAAACTCTATCCGTTGAGCAAGTCTGTGCCGCAACAAACAGAGAACTGATCCGTGTCAACATCACAATCGAAACAGACGAAGACGATCTTATTGGTGGTTTCCGTCTTGTCAATGGCGATACTGTTTGGCACAATGGTCCTGTCATCGAAGCTTTGGAGAGGGGAGCTGTACTTCTTCTAGATGAGATTGATCTTGCTAGCAATAAGATTCTTTGCCTTCAGTCAATTCTAGAAGGAAAGGGTGTATTCTTGAAGAAAATCGGAAAATACATCAATCCAAAGGAAGGTTTTAATGTTATTGCAACTGCAAATACTAAAGGTAAAGGCTCTGATGACGGTCGTTTTGTTGGAACTAATGTTCTTAATGAAGCTTTCCTTGAGCGATTCCCAGTTACGTTTGAACAGGAGTATCCCTCCGCTGCCATTGAAACTAAGATTCTATTGAATGCAGGAATCAATCAGGACTTCTCTGAAAAACTTGTCAGGTGGGCAGGTGTCATTCGTAAGACTTTCTTTGATGGTGGTGTTGATGAAGTAATTACCACACGTCGTTTGGTTCACATTGCTGACGCATATAGTATCTTTGGTGAGCGTATTTCAGCAATCAAATACTGCATCAATCGCTTTGATGAAGATACAAAGCAGTCCTTCATGGATCTGTACACTAAAGTTGATGCTGATGAAGACATGGAATGAACTATGTGGGAGTAGAAATACTCCCTCTTACTATCCTTTTCTTATGTTCGATCCATCTCAATATGTTTCTTGGGATGATGTTGATGAATGTTTGTATAGGACTGATATGAAATGGGAACTTATCAGTCCTGATGGTATAAAAGATGAAGTTCCCACTTTTACATCTGCCTGGTATGGTGATTATCAGGAGACTCGTTACATCACACACAAAATCAAAAAAGGATATGGTTTTGTAATTACTAAGTATGGTCGTTACAATAAACGTACAAATGATTTGTGTCGTGAAATCGAAAACACTCTTGACGTAACATCTGACCTGCATATCTATGGAGGTCATACTGGTTCTCATTCTTTCAAACCTCACAAAGATGAAACAGAAAACATCATCATACAAGTTGAAGGGAATACTCCTTGGATGGTATTTGATGATGAATTTAATCCACAACTTAATGTCACCTTATATCCTGGTGATGCAATCTTTATACCAAAAGGATGGTATCACCAAGCAAAACCTTCTAACACACGTTTATCGATGAGTATTGCTATGTTCGATAAATCTAGAATTACTATTGACAGAGACCACTTGACTCTCAATCCAAATTGATCTATACTACTAAAAAGTTCCACCTTTATTATGAAGTACAATGAAGAGGAGTTACTAAAAGAACTCCGAGACTATATCATTGGCACATACAATCAGCACTATGCTACTGATAAGATTCAGACACTAGATCTGATTGATGCCTGTGGAGACGCTGAAGCATTCTGTAGGAGTAATATCCTGAAGTATGCATCTCGATATGACAAGAAAGGAACTGCCCGTCGTGACATCATCAAGATCTTGCACTACGGACTTCTCCTTCTTTATTTCAGCGACAAATCTGCACCCCCTACTGAAGCGTACCCTCAATGACCGTAATCTCTCGTCCAACAATTGAAATCCTTAAGAACTTCTGTTCTATCAATAAATCCATTGTCATCAAACCTGGTAATAAACTCGCTACACTTAGCATAAATAAGAACATCCTTGCCATCGCTGAGGTTGATGAGCAGTTTGAGTCGCAGATTTCCATCTATGACCTTGGTGTATTCCTTGGTGGTCTGTCTCTATTTGATCAACCTAAGATTGATACTACACAATCCAACTATGTAACAGTTAGCGATCAAACTGGTCGCTCAAAGACTCGATATTTTTACGCAGACCCTGATATCATCACTCAGGCACCAGAGAAAGAAATTTCTCTTCCCTCAATTGATGTTAAGTTCCGTCTTGAGGCAGGTGTTTTGCAGCAACTTCAACGTGCTGCTAGTGTGTATCAACTACCAGATCTTTGTCTTTATGGAACTGATGGTGTAATGAATCTGTGTGTAACAGATAAAAAGAACGATACATCAAATAGTTACTCTGTTGAAGTCGGAACTACAGAAGATTCATTCTGTTTCTGCTTCAAGGTAGAGAATCTTCGTCTTCTTCCTGGTGATTACAATGTATCTCTCAGTAAGAAGAATGTTGCTATGTTCCAAGGCGATGGAATCAAATATTATATTGCTCTAGAACCTAACAACTAATCCAATGAAACACATCTTATTTACACTGAAGGGGTGTCCCTTCTCTTTGTGTGATGATGAGTCCCATATTCGCAACATGCTAGTCAATGCTGCTACAATGGGTAGGTGTACATTGTTAGATGTGTCATCCCATAAGTTCGATCCTTATGGCGTAACTGCCATCGCCCTTCTTGCCGAATCACACATTAGTATTCATACTTGGCCAGAGAAGTGTATGGCAGTCTGTGATGTTTTTACTTGTGGTGAAAACAATCTTCCTGACTCTGCAGCACATTACATGTTTGAACGCATGGAAGCAACAGACTGGGAAGGAACTGAAATTAATAGGAAACTAGATGATGAATGATTTTTTGTGGGTTGAAAAGTATCGTCCTCAGAAAGTGGACGAATGCATTCTACCCGAATCTGTGAAGAATACCTTCCAGAGTTTTCTTGAACAGGGTGAGATTCCTAATCTCCTTCTGTCTGGAACTGCTGGTGTTGGTAAAACTACTATTGCTAAAGCACTCTGTCACGAACTGGGAGCAGACTACTATGTTATCAATGGATCTGATGAAGGTCGATTCCTGGACACTGTACGCAATCAGGCAAAGAACTTTGCTAGTACTGTGTCTCTCACTTCTTCTAGTAAGCACAAAGTTCTTATCATCGATGAGGCAGACAATACAACGCCTGATGTTCAACTTCTACTCCGTGCTTCGATTGAGGAGTTTCAAAAGAACTGTCGATTCATCTTTACTTGTAACTTCAAAAACAAGATCATCGAGCCGCTACATAGTAGGACGACTGTCGTAGAATTCAATGTTCGTGGAGCAGCTAAGCAAGAGTTGGCGGGCGCTTTCTTCAATCGCTGCCGAGATATCCTCCAACGCGAGGAGGTCACCTTCCAACCTAGAGTTGTTGCAGAAGTCATTCAGAAATACTTCCCTGACTTCCGAAGAACCCTCAATGAGTTGCAGCGATACGCAAGCACTGGGTCTATTGACACTGGCATTCTGGCGACGTTAGGGGATGCTAATATCGACTCTTTGGTTGATAGTCTAAAGAATAAAAAGTTTAATGATGTGAAGAAGTGGGTCACACAGAATCTTGATTCTGATCCTGCTTCCATCATGCGTAAACTCTATGATAATTTGTCTAGCGTTATGGAGGGTCCTAGTATTGCAGCAGCAGTTTTGATTATTGCTGAATATCAATACAAGTCTGCATTCGTTGTAGATCAAGAGATCAACCTTCTTGCCTGTTTAACTCAACTAATGCTGGAGTGTAATTTCAAATGAACGCAGTAATTTATTCTAATGGAAGTCAAGAGTGTGAGCGTATGGCATCGCTACTTAAGTCTTTGGGCGGTGAGTTTCATGAGTATAAATTAGATCAGCACTTCACCAAACAACAATTTCAAATGGAATTTGGTGGAGATGCACATTATCCTCAATGTGCCATTGGTAACAAACACATTGGTGACCTGAAAGAAACTCTCAAATATCTTAGTGACAGAGGTATGTTGTTATGAAAATTTTTCAAGTGAAATCTAGTTGGTATTATATCTTCTGGGGTATCGCAACTATTGCAGTTGTTGGAGGACAGATCTATATTGGATCTGGATATCGTGCAATGTCAGAATCAATTGATTCAGTAGTGGAGCAATTAAAGTAATGGACGTAAAACTTATTAGAATGGTTACAGGCGAAGAACTTGTCGCTGAAGTTCTTGGTTGGCAAGATGGTATTCTCACTATTCAGAATGCACTAGTTGTTATTCCTCAACAAAATCAAGTTGGGTTTGCTCAATGGGCATCAGTTATTGATCAGGAAAATCCTGAGATTGGTCTTGATATGAAGCATGTCATTTATTGTGTTGAATGTGCTCCCGATGTAGTCAAGCAGTATGCTAAACTATTTGGTAATAACATCATCACCACTCCAGAAGAAAAGAAACTGATTCTATGACCGCTCTGAAAACTCCACTTCGTTATCCTGGTGGTAAGTCTCGTGCCACTAAAAAAATGGCAGAGTTTTTCCCCCTGTTCAAAGACTATAAAGAATTTCGTGAACCTTTCCTTGGTGGAGGTTCTGTAGCATTGTACATTACACAGATGTATCCTCACCTAGATATCTGGGTGAATGATCTGTATGAACCGCTCTACACGTTCTGGAAGCAACTCCAGTTGAATGGAAATGAAATTAAGAACCAACTGCTCCAACTTAAACAAAGGCACCCTGACCCCAGTTCGGCAAAATATCTTTTCTTGGAGTCTAAAGAGTATCTCGGGAAAGACCCCCGAAGCTGTGACCTTACGGCTCGTGCTGTCAGTTTCTATATTGTTAACAAGTGCTCTTTTTCTGGTCTCTCTGAGTCCTCATCCTTTAGCAGGCAGGCGTCCGACTCGAACTTTAGTTTGCGAGGAATCGAAAAACTCCCATACTATTCCCAACTCATCAGAAAGTGGAACATCACTAACCTGTCGTATGAGCAACTACTAACTGATGAGAAAGATATCTTCGTATATCTAGATCCTCCTTACGATATCAAGTCAAACTTGTATGGTAAGAAAGGTGGAATGCATAAAGGATTCGACCACGATCGATTTTATTTTGATTGTGATAAATTCAAGTGCGATCAAATGGTTTCCTACAACTCTTCCAATCTAATTAAATCTAGATTTCTTAACTGGAGACCCTATGAATATGATCACACATACACGATGAGATCAGTAGGTGAATATATGAAAGATCAACAAACACGAAAGGAACTATTACTTCTCAACTACGAGGTATGAATAAACAACTACTGGAAAATAATTATATTATTGTACCAGGATTTATTCCTGCTGGCGAAGCACTGGATATAGCACAACGCTTTAGAGAAGAAGATGCTATTTGGAATTATCCTGGTGATGATCAGGCACCAAACTCTGCATCCAAATATAATCAAAAACATGCATTAGAAATTCTTTGCAATCAAACACTGCAAGTTTCTAATGTTCTTGGTACATATGTGTTGCCCTCATATTGTTATTCACGCATCTACAGAAAAGATAGTGTCTTAGCAAGACATATGGATCGCCCATCATGTGAGATCTCAGTTACTCTACATTTGGATGGTGATGTACCATGGACCATTTATATTGAAAACTCTAAAGGAGAACCTCAATCAGTAATGCTGGGTCCTGGTGATGCTATGATATATCTTGGATGTATCGCACCACATTGGAGAGATCGTTTCTTCGGTAAGGAATATGTTCAGGCATTCTTGCATTATGTTAGAAGCGATGGTTGCATGTTAGATAATTATTTTGATAAGATGAGAGATATGAATGTAGATTCCATAGGACTTAAAGAAACTCTTATTCAAGAATACGATGCCTTACGATGAACGCTATCCTCTAAAGGATTATTTGAACACAATTAATCAGACTAAGAAGAATCTCATGGAGGATGATGATCCTGCATGGGAAAAGAATTATCCTTCTTATGTCATAAACAAGTGCATGTCTCAACACATGGACACAATCATGATTGCAAATGAGATGAATCAGTATCAACATCTCGACAAGAAATTGCAATACGATTTCTTTATAAATATCGTGAGACCCCGTAAGAGATTTTCTCCTTGGGGTAAGAAACAAAAGGTTGATGATCTTGAACTTGTAAAGCAATACTATGGATACTCCAATGAAAAAGCAAAGCAAGCACTTAGGATACTTACACCTACACAACTCGATGTCATTAGAACCAAATTGAATAAAGGGGGTAAGAAATGAATGAAGTTAAGGAGGTCCATTGGACTAAAGATGATATGATTGAAGTGAGTCTGAAAGAACCAGACGACTTTCTCAAAGTGCGTGAAACCCTTACCCGTATCGGTGTGGCATCACGAAAAGAGAAAAAGTTATATCAGTCTTGCCATATTCTTCACAAGAAAGGTCAGTATTACATTGTACACTTCAAAGAGTTATTTGCGCTTGATGGAAAGAAAGCAAATCTTTCTGAGAACGATGTTCAGCGTAGGAATAGAATCATCAAACTATTGTCTGACTGGGGTCTTGTAGAAATTGTAAACGAAACTCTGATCAAAGAGGCAGCGCCACTTAGTCAGATCAAAGTCATCGCATATAAAGAAAAGGGTGATTGGACTCTTGAGTCTAAGTATAATATTGGAAAGAAAAGGCAAGTTTCAGAATCATAAATAGAGCTGCCATGCTTTGTTGATATATGCCAGAAGAAGTAAAAAAGAAAGAAGAACCTAAAAAGAAAGGTATTCTCAGTAAACTCAAAGAGGCATCTGAAGACAAAGAAGAACAGTTGGCAATTCTGTCTACATTTGTAAGACTGGGAATCTTAGTATGGTCTGGTGGTATTCTCACCTTGGCATATGTAGATTTGCCCAAGGCACTTCAGTTCCCTGAACAAGATCTCGATCCGACATTCATAGCCTCGGTCTTTACTGGGGTTTTAGCTACGTTCGGAGTCCAAACTGCGAAAGGTAAGAATGGTAATGGTAATGGTGGCGGCGGGATCAGTAAAGAAGATATGGAGAGATTGATTGCTGCAGCAAAAGAAACTGCACCTGCTCAAACAATTAGAATTGAACAGGCACCAATCAAAATCTCTACAGATGACACTTACAAATTATAACCATGCAAAAAATTATTAACGTACTTGCAGTGCTCTCCTTCGTCGGTGTTTCAGGCATCGTCGGTGGTGGAGCATATGTTTATTTCCAAAGAGATGCACTGATCGAATCCGCTAAGGAGAAGATCGCTGCAGCGGCAGCAGAGGCGCTTACAGGAGCACTTCCTGGCATGTTAGATAGCGCAGTTCCTTCAGCTATGCCTGAGGCGACAAGTCTGCCTGTTCCCGTTAAACTACCAGGATTATGAAACCCCTACATTGGTTTGCAGGTGGGCTCGGTGTCATTCTTGGCATTGGGCACATTGGCATGATTGGGATGATTGCTGGACGCAATACGTTTCCAACCATCAATCCACCTGTAGGTGAATATTCATCTTATACCGCAAAGGTTGGTCGTGATGGATATGAGATTGATTACAAAGGCAACGATCCTAAAACCATGGAGGTTGAGAAGTTTGTCGATAAGAAGAATGGATTCTTCGGTATCGGTGGTAAATCTGTTGTAACCTTCAGAGAAGAATATACTATGGATGGTCAACGCCATCTAGGAGGGAACGGCGAGGGAAAGTTAACCGCTGCCAACGTCGCATGTATCAAAGCGGCGGGAGGTGGCGAACAGACTGGTCGTGTCGTCGGCGCTAGCATGGGTGCAGCAGCTGCTCCTGCTGTTATGGGTGTGCCGTTTGTAGGACCCGTTCTAGGCGGTCTGGTTGCTATCTTCGCATCTGATAAGGGTGCTGAGGTTGGTGGTGAAATTGCTACTGAACTAAGTGAGGACTGCGAGGATGGAGATACCAAAGATTAATATACCCCGTAGGGATATTGGTGTTCAACCGATCCCTAGGGTATATACACCTGAGTGGTTGAAGGAAGCACCTAATGTTATTCCTCCAACACCACCAGTGACTAGTCAACTTGGTGTGCCTATCATCAATATGCCTGGTTGTGTTCAGGCACATGAACAGAATAGTGGTAGAGAGAAGAGTGGTATTCTTTCTGCAGATGATCCTAAAGGTGTAAAGACCTTTTGTGATTCTGGTATGCCATCATTCAATCCTATTGACTATGATAAAGATAAAATTAAATGGGAACAGGAGAAGGTAGAACCTCCGAAACTTAAACCTCCAGAGAAACCAGAGACTAAAACACCAGAGGTTCCAAAAAAATTACCAGAGAAACCAAAGTGTCCTACTGAAGTGCAGAAACTAGAAGCACCTGTAGGTACACTGACTGATGCTGGTAAGAAAAAAATTGTAGAATATAAACTGATTGAAAAGCAGTGTGTTGCAATCAAAGATGATCTGGAGATAGTTGATCAGATTGTTAAAGCAGTTCCATCAGTAGGACAGGTTACAACTACAGCAGGTATTACTATCATTGCAACTGCTGCAGCAACTGCAACACCATTCTTATTGAAAGTTGTTAAACCTATCGTTAAACAGATAATCAAAAAGATCAAGAAGGCACTAGGAAAAGAACCTCCTAAGTTATCTGCTAACGAGATTCGTGCTAATAAGTATAGAGAAAAGAAAGGGTTGCCTGAACTCAAGCAACCCAAAAAGAAAAAGTAATTAAGGTTTACCGATAGACATTGGTAGACCTAAGTCTTTTGCATTAGTAGAAGTTTTTCGGGGAATCGCATGTACATGTGGTGCAATAGTATTTTTATTTTGCACTACGACATCTTCACACAGACGATAATAAGGACTCCAAGATGCGAAGGAGATTCCTTTCTGTGCCAACTCACCACATCTGGTTAATCTTGTAAGCTCAAACTCTAATCTACGATTAGCAGTCATTTGACTACGCAATTCATTATGATGTTGTGCTGCTTCTTTACAGAGTTCACGAGATTGTTGCTGAGAATCCTGCGTTCCAATTATAATTGTCTTTTTGCCCTGTTCTGATATCTCGATAGTAGAGAATGTCACCTGGGTTGTCAGGAATCCCGTCAGGGATAGGATTGCCATCGTCATCATAATCACCAGTAAGGTCAAGCATGTTATATACAGGGTCAGCATAGTGACTCTCATAGGGGAACTGCCAGCTATAGCTGCGTGTAACATATGGTGTAACATTGAGTGTTGGTCCTTGGCATTGAATCCCATCACCGTATGCATTGGTGATATATGGTCCTTGTAAAACCTGGATAGCTTGATTGGTCACTGAGCCAGAGCTATTCGCCACTGGAGCTGCAGTAGCAGACACACCACCAACGGTCTCGGCATTTACGGGTGCTGCTACAAATAATGCAATTATTGCGTAAAGATACTTGTGGTATCTGTTACGCTTTGAATTTTTGTTGTTCTCTCGATAATTGTATGGTTCGAGAGACCTGGTGCCATGTAAGATTCTACGAACGAGAATTGTCCGCCAGGAGTTGTTTGACTCCATGATGGTCTCGTTCCCATATTCAATCCTGTCCATGTTGATGATATCCCATTACTATTTCCTGTAGATGCAGGTGCTTGAACACTTTGTGATTGTGTTCCAGAAGGTGTGATACTACCTCCAGAAGGTGAAACTCCATGTCCACTTACACTATATGTATATCCAGTGTTATAATCCATGGAATTAATTACCTCGACCACTTCAGATGTGGTCTCTGTGTGAGTCGTCATTTGGCCCTGCTGAAAATTTGGGACCACGGGGACCGCCTGGACAGCGGCAGCAGTAGTCAAGACTGCCACCGCACTTGTCGCAGTAGATATGAAGGTCTTTCCAGAAAGGATGCTCACGAGGATTCTCCTTACTTGATGAGTAACTCACTAGAGAACTGTCCGATTGCAGATGTTCCCGCGCCACCAGCCGTCAGTGACATGGTTCCTGAAGAATCGATTGAACCAGCTAAGTCGCCAGCGGTTCCAGCTGCATTACTTGTCATGATGCCGAAGTTCTGAATTTCTCCAGTAGTCGCTGCACTTGTAGGAATGGCGTCAGCTTGTGTAAATGAAGCAGTGAAAGAGAATGCTTCTCCAGCAGTTGCTTGGGTTGCTGAAATAGAACCAGGAGAATATACACCAGACGTGATACCGCCAGTAGAGATTGTATTAGCAGTTGTACCGTCAGTAGTATTCACATTATTGCCTGTGATACTGTAGGAATTTCCTAATCTAGTCGCCTGTGTTGCTGCTGAATTCACTTGCAGTTGAACACTAGAAGAAAGTCGATGGGTGATATCAGCGTGTGCTGGTGCTGCCATCAACAACATAACGATAGGTAAAAACTTACGCATTTTTCCATCGAGAATGGGTCTTACTTATATGTAGGTCTGGGAAACCTTACACTATAGTTCGGAATGCTACACCCAAATATTACTAGGTATGACTGTTAAATAATGGTGATTGCCTTCGGGGATCACACAACAAAACTCGCTTATAAAAGGAGCATACAAATGACAGGACTTAGAAAGTTCGGCACGAAAGATCTTGGTGCCATCGTAGACGCTGCAGAAAGATACAGCGTTGGACTAGACGACGTTTTTTACAGACTACATTCCTACGGAACAGGATCTGTTAATAACGCATACCCTCCATACAATCTTGTACAAGAATCAAATGTCAAGTGGAGGATCGAAGTAGCACTTGCTGGTTGGTCTAAGGATGAGTTTGAAGTATCTACAGAATCAAATGTCCTTTTGATCAGATCAGTCACACCAAAAAACAAAGGTGAAGAGGAATACATGCATAGAGGTATTTCCAGTCGCACCTTTGCTAGAGGATTTAATCTATCAGATGATGTCGAAATCGGCACAGTCACTTTCAATAATGGATTGTTGGTGGTAGAATTAAGGAAAATCATTCCCGACCACCAGAAACTGAAGGTTTATGAAATCCAAGATACTTCAAATGCTGAGTCATCCAGTGACTCTGTTTAATGGTTTATTTGTTGGGTTCTTGATCATCGTGGGTTTGGCACACAACCATGCCCACTACACTATGGAACTAGACCCCGATTCATATGTGAGAGCATGGTGTAAAAAGAATCCAGACACTTGTCAGAGTTATCTCGATGATTATTGATATATAATACATAATCAAAGAGACCTTCCAAAGGTCTCTTTTTGTTTGAGGTGTATTCTTATGAATGTCTATGTAAATGTAAAACCGAATAATTATAATGGCGACACCGACCTATTGACAATTGAGGTTCCTTCAGCCTATACTGAGGAAATCCTGAAGCATGTTCGACCTATTGCAGAATACAAGAATGTGAATGAGGATAAAATCCTAAAAGATATTATTAAACAATCTATTATCGAAATCGAACGGAGAAGTTATGAGCGTAAGAGTCGTAAGGCTAAAAAACGGTGAGGATGTTATTTGTGATCTCTTTGAGGTTACTATGAAAGATGATCCTGAGAAAGCAGTTGCACTCAGGATGGACTATCCTTACAATATTTCTATTCTCGAACCTGATGATTCTGACGATATCATGATGGGGTTTGAGGAAGAAGGTGACGAAGTTTCTGAAGAGGAACTTACAGAAATGGCAGAGTATGATGATGCTCTTGCTGAAGAAGAATATGATGAGGGTATCAAGAAAATGACAGGTCTTGATATTGACATGCGTCCTTGGGCACCTTTGTGCGCGACCAATCAGATTCTTATCAAATTAGATGATATTATTAGTGCGTATGAAACGCATGAAATTATCGTTGAAAAATACAACGAACTAGTGGAGGCAGCAAAGAGTGGACGACGCGATCAAAATAGTTCTCTTAAGACAGAGAAGTGAATATCTGATCGGTAAGATTACTGAACTTGATGAGGAACCCAGTCTACTCATTGAGAATTGTTATCAGATTGAAGATGAGGAATGCATGAAACCATTCCCAAGATTTAGTTCGCAACGCGATCTGTTCTTGACATCCGAGTGTGTTTTGACTATACTGGATCCAGCACCGAAATTGCTGGAAGCGTACAAAGCACTATGAGTTCATTTTACACCAACATTCAACTTGCTGGTGATACCATACTTTATCGCGGGTACGAAGATGGGCAACCTGTCCAGTTTCGTGCCCATTTTAGTCCGACTCTATATGTTCTTTCAAAAAATACTGAGGAGTACAAAACCCTAGATGGGCGTAATGTATCTCCGATTGATTTTACGAACACTAGATCGGCACGAGAATTTATTAAACAATACGATGGCGTTGAAGGATTTGAGATTCATGGATACGACCGATTCGTATATCAATACATCAGGAGAGAGTTTCCTGGTGAAGTAGATTATGATATTAGTCAGATGAAAATCTACGCAATGGACATTGAGGTCCAGTGCGAGAATGGATTCCCTAATGTAGAAGAAGCAGCAGAAGAAATGCTTTCAATCACCATCAAAGATATGGTGACCAAGCAATATTATTGTTGGTGTACTAGAGAATTTGAAGCACCCAAAGGTGTGAAAGCAGAGTTCTTTTGGACAGAGCATGAGATGCTTTCTAACTTCCTAAAGTGGTGGGGAGAAAATACACCAGACATTCTTACGGGTTGGAACGTGAATCTGTATGACGTTCCATACATCGCCCGTAGGGTTTGTCGTGTGCTTGGTGAGAAATGGATGAAGGGATTGTCCCCATGGAATCGTGCAAATGAGAGGGAAGTTTATGTCAAGGGCAGGAAAAATATTGCTTACGATATCTCTGGTGTCAATATTCTTGACTATCTGGATCTATATCGAAAGTTTACATACTCAAATCAAGAATCTTACAGACTTGACCATATCGCTTTCGTCGAACTTGGGCAGCGAAAAGTTGATCACTCTGAATACGAAAACTTCAAAGACTTCTATACCTCTGATTGGCAGAAGTTTATGGAATACAACATCCAAGACGTTGAACTGATCGACAGACTGGAAGATAAGATGAAGTTGCTTGAACTTGCCATCACGATGAGTTACGATGCAAAGGTCAACTTTGAAGATGTGTATAGTCAGGTCCGTATGTGGGACACCATGATTTATAACTATCTTACAGATCGACATATTGTTGTTCCGCCGAAGAAGGGTGCCAAGAAAGATGAAAAATATGCAGGAGCATACGTCAAGGAACCGATTCCTGGAAAGTATGATTGGGTTGTGTCTTTTGACCTTAACAGCCTCTATCCTCATCTCATTATGCAGTACAACATCTCGCCAGAGACGCTTGTCGATGCCCGCCACCCCACGGCAACAGTTGATAAAATACTTGGACAGCAAATAAATGTTGATAAAGAATATTGTGTCTGTGCTAATGGGGCACAATATCGAAAAGATGTTCACGGGTTCCTACCCGAAATGATGCAGGAGATCTACAATGAAAGGACCATTTACAAGAAACGAATGCTTGAGTCTAAGCAAGCTCTTGAACATGCCACCACACCTGCAGAGACCTTGGCACTACAAAAGGATATCTCAAAGTTTA